TTCTTGGCTTATTAGTTTGGCATCCCTGTCAGCTTGAGTTTTTGCTACAGCCTCGGCTTCCAAAGAATCAATAAGGGCTGCTTCTTCCATTGCTGATTGAGCAATTTGCAATAAGCTAGCTTCTGCGGCAATTTTTTTCGTCTCAAATGCTTTTGCATCAGCAGCGGCTTCTTTTTCTTTAGCAGCAGTTTTCTCTTTAAAGAATCTAGCCATGGCAAGTTCGTTAGCAGCAATTTTCTCGTCTAACTTTTCGCTTTCTTTTTTAAGCTCTATTCGCTTTTCTTCAGCTTCAATTGCATCGTATAATTCATTGGTTAATTTTCTGTTTGCTTTTTGAGACTTATCAAGACCAATATTATGCAAATCAACTTCTCTTCGACTCATGCCTAAAGTGTCAACTTCGTCTTGAAGCTTTTCTAGCAAAGTTTGTGTCGAGTTTGTTGTATCATCTATAGATTTTCTATTTTCTTCACGAGATTTTTTTAACCCGTCAAGTTTAGCGTTAAGAACCTCTAATCTGCCTGAGTAAGTTTCTGCATCTTCTGCATCTTTTACTGTTGGGCCGTATCCTTTAGCGTTAATTCTTGTTCTTTGTCCTGCTGCAATTTCTTTGTTTAACTCTGCTATAGCAGAGGTTTGATCTTCAATTCTTTTAGTAACTAATGTCCTAACATAAGCTTTTTCTGCTTCAGTCAAATCATCAAATCTTTCTTCAAGGGTTTTCATATCGTCTTCAAGGTCTGACATTGCTTTGCCAGTTTTATTCATTGAGTCAAATAAGAAACCACCAATAATTGCACCAAACGCAATCAAAGCACCTGTTACTGCACCGGCTGGGCCAAATACCGAGGCAAGCTGCGAGCCCTGCTGCCCAATAATAGTAAAAGCACTTGTTCCCATTTGAGCCTGAACTGCAATATCCTGAAGCTGATAAGAAGCCTGCTGCGCTTGAGCGCGCATGTTTTTCATAGGTGCAACTGTGCTTTTAGCAGCTTTTCCGGCGGCTTTTGTTCCCGATTCTGCTTTTTTGCCAGCTTTCGCAAGCTCTTCTAACTGCTCAGTAGCTTTATCTATACCTTTGCCGGTTACTTTTATACCAAGCTCTAGTTCACTATCAGCCATTATTACTAACCTCTTTAGCGTGTAAGGTGTCTAATGTACGAATAAGGTCTACCTCAAAAGTAGATAGCTTTCCATAAATAGACATATACGAATTTATTTCATTGTAACTGATTGCGCCAGAGGAGGCATTTTTTAACGACACGAACAATTCCCAAAGATACGACAATTCTTGCCTTAGTTCAGGCTCATCATCTAACTCTTTGGGATTGCGGCCCAAGCTTTTAGCAACTTGACGTAGATTAGCTATGCGGCTAACTGTTGAACCTTTGTCGTATCCAGCAGCCCAAAACTGCCATGAAGCAAAAGTACATAACTCTTCAGTTAGCCCTTGGTAAAATTTCTTCGTTCAGCTACAAACGCATCTACTTGAGAAGCAATGTTAGGAGCATTGACGTAAAGATCATAAGCTAACTTAGGAGTAAACTTTACTTCTTTGCCTTTACTTTGCAATCCGCGCCAGCCTTTTGTGATAGCTACTAACAGATCAATTTCACCACCATCCTCTTTATTTATTAACTTTCTGTGATACGCCCTTACAGACTCTCTGTACGACTTTGAGTCAACACCCTTTACGATGATGTAGAAATCAGTTTCATCTCCGTTAATGGGGCTTAATATGCGTATCTCTGCGCCTTCTTCATGTGCGTCAGCAGTATAAAGTTGTTCAATATCCATTTCTCTCTCCAGAGTTAATAAAGGAGCCTTGCGGCCCCTTAGTTTGTTAAGCGTCTGCTCTTGTAATCTTAATCTGAGATGCATCGCTAGAATTGTATAACGCTACAAAGTCTAAGGATACTGTCACTGCGCCAGCGCCGCCAACTTCAGGATTACCTGAGTTGTATTTGACGTTTGGTAGATTAAAGGTGTAAGAGTTACCAGCCAGATCAGTTAGCACGAAAGTTAAGCTAGAAGACGTTTCGTTGATAAACTTGTCAATTAGTGTGCTGTTCTCAAAGTAAGCAGTAATAGAACCGCTGACAGAAGACTTGCCAATAGAAGGCTGAAGCGTAGAGTCAGAGCCTACAACGTACATAGATTCCATGCCGTTATCTAAGCTTAACTCAATGGCAGTAACAACAGCAATGCTTGAACCGCCTTCTGTAATAGACCCTGTAAACGAATCAAATGGTGCAGTAGTAGTTTCTGTTCCATAACTAGCGCCAGTAATAGCAGTAGACGCAATTGTAAAGTCTTTGCCAACTACTGAGAACGACCCAGTAACCATTGAGTTAGGGGCAACAGATAAAGACATAGAGTTGAAGTTGCAGCCAGTAGACCGCAAATATTTACCGATGTCTTGGTGATGACGCTCAACAGTGTAGCTGCGGCGAGTAGTTCCGGCTTTCAATACATTGGTAGCCCAAGTGCCGCATAATACTGCTTCAAGTAAGTCATCAAATGATTCGTAAGATAGTTCAACATTAACATCACCGCCAACACTCTTGTTTCCATGACGGAAATGAGCTACTTGACGATCTTCACGCAACTCTTCGGATTCAATTGCGTCTTTCGACAATCCAATAGTTGTGCCAGTGTGACGAATGGGTAGAAATGAAGGTGTTGACGGAGTAGTACCGAATGTAGATTCGACAACATACGCCATGTTGTGTCTTGAGCCTGTTGCAATAGTCATAATTTACCTCGGTGCTACATGAGCCATATAATTAATTGTTACTGAAATAACGAAGCGATCTTCGTCAATAAGTCCTGCGTTTCTTGATACATCACCAAGCCTAACGTAAACGCCATTGTACAATAAATCTGTACCACGCTTAAAATGATCGGCAATTGCGTCTGCTTTCGCTTCCGCTTCGCCCCTGCCTTTACCGGCAATGGCAAATACATCAATTTGGTATAACCCTGAATATCCATCTATTCCCGCAGTTCCAAGTCCAGCTTGAACTGTAGCGGATGGCAAATGAGTCGGCCTCAAGTATAGCGTATTTTTAATAGGCTTATAGGCAATATTTTCCCACGCTATAGGTGATGATCCGAATAAGGTATTTAATCTAATATCTAAAGCGGCGCTTATGTCTGAAAATACTGTACTCATTTCTTAACCTTCTTAATGGCTGCTGCCATTGCATTCTTAAACGCCAAAAGATTTACCCGCACCATACCTGTTGGCGCTTGTGTTGAGTGGCCATATTCTACTCTTGAGGCATACGGAAGGTTGTTTACTAGCCAGACAGAACCTTCACCGTCATACTTCTTTACCATAGCAAGCATTCTGTTTATGGTTCGCTTGCCACTCTTGTCTTTTTTCTTTAGCCTTCCTGTTAATCTTGTATTTAACGATGCTTGCCAATTAGCTTTTAAAGCACCAGCTTTATAATTTGCTAGGGGCTTTCTTTTCCATAGTTCAGGTTTACCAACTGGCGTGTCCATGATGACCTTGCTGAAAACGTCTATGCATGAAAGCTGGACTATTTCGACAATGTCTTTTTCAGTCTTATCAGCGTATTTTTTAAGATCTAAGGTGAAGCTCATAATAAACATCCGTTCCAGATGGAGAGACTTTAGTAACATCCATTATGCGATAAGAAATGCTATCAAACTTTATAGTATTGTCTATTTCAGGAACGCCCTTGCCTGACTCAACTAACATCTTGATGTCTGAGTCCTGTACGGCAGAAGAAGCCTTTTCCGAAATAGTAAATTGCGCTCTAACTGCTTTTGCAGTGAAAGTCACAGATATGCCGCTGTAAAGCGACCCTGAAGAAGGATTGTATCCTGTACCATCTTCTCTACTAACAACTGCATCAGCACCAAAGTTAGCTATTAGCTTAGATGCTGTCTTTTTAAGCGACTCGTAATCAAACACGAATAACCCTCGCTGAGTTTAACAATAGCTTTTGCAGTTTAGTCTCTGCTGCTGTCAAATATGTAACAGCTCTTGCGCTTGGAGAGTATTCCACTTCCAATTCGCCTACTTTTTCTTTTACTGTTTCTCTACCTTGGTTAGCCAGCGGGTTTACGCCGCCATCCAAAGCAATACATAACTCCATCTCAGCTTCTTTAAGAAGTCTGGGTATAGTCGTAGAGTTAATGTAGAAATTATCAACCTCAACGCCAGTTCTTGGCCATTGCAGATTTTGTGCGTCAGTAGACTTAGTTCCAATAAACATCTTAGACTCTAAGTAATCCATAGCTTGAATAATTAGAACCGCTGAAGTTCCTGTTAAGGTAACGCCTCGGTCTAAAGCATATGTAGCTAATTCAGCTTCGGAAATATAAGAATTTGCAGTTGATGAACCACCGCCTGTCTCTACTACTATCGTAGCCATATCTATTCCTCATTTATAAAAGCCACCCCCCGAAAGAGGTGGCTAGATATAGACTTAACCTAACAGAAGAGCAGTATGCTCTGGCTTGATGTTCTTAACACCCCAAGCTAGACCAACTTCATAACGAACTTTTCTGTAGCCTTTGTACATGGCAAATTCCATGCTAAGACCAGAACGAGGATCAGTAATTACGATTACGTCAGTCGCCATGTCACCCTCGGAAGGACGAGCAGGAGCGCGAGAAGCTAGAACGATTGCAGAGCGGTTAAACGCCATGTTACGAGCAGAAGCAGCAGTAATGGTAATAGCTTTGTCGCCAGCACCTTGTGCTACCTGCAATCCTGGAGCTGCAATAACCAACGCTCCGCCATTTACAGCAGCAACACCAGCAGAAACAACATACTTGTTAGTGTCGTTAGCAAAAGTAATTACATCGCCGGTAACGATAGTGCCAGTACCAGAAGCTTTAAGAGTAATAGCTGTCTGACCTACAACGTGAGCGCCAGCACTTACGGCGTTAGCTGAAGTTCCAGCAACAGAAGTGTTAACCTGTGCAGATTCACGAATAGGCATGCCGTTTACATCAAGCAGTACGCCTTGACGCAAGATAGAATCGCTACCAGCATCAGCAACAGCAGCTTGCTTACCAAGAAGGTTAACGCCAGCAGAAGTATCAATTACTAGCTGGTTATCTTGCAAAGGAGCGCCGTTATCTTTCAGAATCTTCAAGACATTAGAAGCATCGGTGTAATCGTTAGCAGTGCCAAAAGGGCTAGTGCCAGCGGTTCCGTATGCGCGAGAGAAAGTAGACTGCAAAGCACACAGATCAGTTTCTACTTCGTTGGTTACTGCGCGGATTGCTTGAGCGATCTTAGCAGCACGAACATTTTGGTATCCAGCGCCTTGCAGACCTAGTTGCTCATCACCGTTAAAACCAAACTCAGCAGCGCGAGACTTAGTGATTACGATGTCGGTAGAGCCAGAAGTCTGACCAGTAGGATCAGGAACAACCATTGCAGGAGAGATGTCAGATACGTTGCCAGCAGGCTCAACGTCAACTCGGATGTTTTGTCCAACAGCAGCAGTGCTTGCTGATGCGTTCATAGTAGCAGATGGGATCATGCCCGTTAGTTCACGAGAAACGATGTCCAGTGCTTCGTAGATGTCTGGCACAAGTGCCGTAATGTTATTAGCCATGTTAAATTACCTTTCAATTATCAGTTATAGTTCCGCCGGACTTCACAAATTCCATCCTTTTAACGGGGTTAAGTGCCTCAAACTCGGCACGACTTCTTACCTTTGTGGCACCGCCACTATTTGAGCCACCAGA